GACCTCGATCATACAGACGCTCATCCGCGAAGGCGCGCTGGTCCTGTTCCACGACTACACGCAGCACGTCGCCCCGGCATGGGACTTCTCTGGCAACCTGAACCATGGGCAGTTCTCGGTGGGCTGCACGTGGCAGGGCGGCGGCGTGCTCACCGGCAACCTGACCGACGAGATTCTCGTTCTCGATGATCCGTCGTTGCGGATCACGGATGGCACGCTGTTCGTTCGCGCTGGAGACGTCTTCCGGTATCAGGGCGCCAACCAATCCTTCATCAACAAGTACGACGGCGGACTCGGATACCAGATGTGGGCGGACGCCACTGACTTGCACCTCGAAGCGGACGGCGTGCCGAAGGTGGCCTGCGACATCATCGGCGCGCGCTCGCTCGCAATCACGTTCGAGTCCGGGCATGCGCCAGTCGGCTACCGCGACGGCCTCTCACTAGGTGCAATGGATGCTGCAACGGACGTGACAGCCTCGACGGTAAATCTTGAAGTCGGCAACTACGTGAACTCGCGGCCGGTGCAGTCGCCGCTCGGGCGCTCAATCATTTGCAACATCCCGCTCACGGCAACCGAGCTGGCCAGACTAGATGCGGAGGTCGCCAGGATATGAGAGCCTACACGACAAGTTCGCGCGTCCTCATGCCCGACCTCGCCGACCCGACCCTGGTGGGCGCGTGGAACATGAAGCCGCGAGGCGGGCGCATCATCGACCACTGCGCGGTCGCTCACGACGGCACCCCGTACCACGGCACGTCAACGTCGCCGTCCATCTTCGGCCCAGCGCAGTTGTTCACAGGCGCGACGTTCATCGACTGCGGCGACCTCGGGCGGGACATCCAGACGCTTGCGTTCTGGATTCGGCCGCACGATGTCGGGAACGATTACGTCTTCGACATCAAGGCGGGGACGCACTACGTCTACATCACGGCAGGCGTGGTGGACCCTGACGGGTGGGCGGCGCCGACCGTGTACGTGGACGGAGCGGCGTCAACGGATGCGCTGATTCTGCACAAGTGGACGCGGGTAGTCATCACGACGGCAACGCCAATCGATGCGGACAATTTCAATTTCGGCGTGGCGGCTGCCAACTTCGGACACTTCGAAATCGCCGGGGTCGAGGTCTACAGCGACGAGAAGACGGCAGCGTGGGCGGCGGCTGACTACCGCTTCGGTGCCAGCGCCATCCCGTTCAAGACGGCCTGGGGCGCGCGTGACACCCTGCTCGCGGCAGAACCGGCTGGCATGTACGTCGGCGACAACTCGACGCCGTTCGAGATTCTGTCCGGCACGCACCGGCTGCAAACGCTGGGCGTTTTCGGGGGGCCGGTAAAGCACATCTGGACCGTGTCCGCGGGCGACATGTACATGCGCGGCGATCACATGATGGCCACGCCCACGGAGCGAGCCTTCGGCACATGGGACTTCTGGACGTACAAAGGGGCCGGAACGACGCTCGACGTGAACATCATCGCCACCGGCCCGGCGCTGTCCGGGTACACGCTGCGCCACGACAACCTGGGCATGCTGTCGCTGCAAGAGGTAGGCGTTGGGGCGGTATGCACTCGGGTGGGCGCAGCTCCATCAAACCAACTTCTACACCACCGGATCACTCGGGCGTTCAACGGCGATTTCGTTTGCTACATGGACGGCGCGCAGTGGGGCACTGGAAACGACTTGACCACCACCGAGGCCGCTGGCATTCTGATCGGCGGCGACCCCGGGACCGTGGTTATGTGGTCCGACCAGCGCGGTGGACACTGCTTCACCAAATACCAGGGAGTGTTGCCACTATGAAATATCCACACATCATGGGCGAGATCGCCCGCACCCCGTGGGCGATCACCCCGGACGCACTGCGTGGGATCATGGCCGCCATCGACGAGGGGATCGGGTCGGCGGACTATCCCGCGTTCCACGGGTCCGACCCGGCCACCACGGACGCCGTGGCGGCGCAACTGGGTACCCGCCCCGAGGGCTCCAGGCTGTCGTTCATCCGCGACGGGATCGGCGCCTTGCAGATCAACGGTCCGATCGTGCCTCGTGCAGACGCCTTCACCGAGTCGTCCGGGCTCACGTCGATCGACCGGCTGACCTCGGAGTTCCGGGCGCTCGAGGCCCACCCGGACGTGACCAAGATCCTGCTGGTGATCGACTCCCCCGGGGGAGCGATCACGGGGGTGTCGGAGTTCGCCAAGACGGTGGCCGCCAGCACCAAGCCCACGGCGGCCTACGTGTACGGCATGGCCGCCAGCGCGGCGTACTGGATCGCCAGCGCAGCCGACGAGATTCACGCCGGGGACACGGGCCTCACCGGGTCGATCGGGGTAGTCATGACCGTGTACAAGGGAGCCGAGGACGAGGTGGAGATTGTTTCCTCCCAAAGCCCCAACAAGCGACCCGACCCTGACACAAAAGAGGGGCGGCAGGAATTGCAGTCCACGGTGGACGATCTGGCTGCCGTGTTCATCGCCGCCGTGGCCGAGAACCGCTCCACCACCACCAAGGCCGTGGAGGACAACTTCGGCCGGGGTGGCATGGTCATGCCGACGGACGCGATCAAGGCCGGTATGATCGACGGCAAGGCCACGTTCTCGGAATACCTGGGGCTGCTGGTCAGTGGTCCCCCGGCCGAGCCCTCCCCTGATTCGGAGCCCGAGCCGGTAATCGTTCCGACAATGAAACTTGACACCCCGCCCAAGTCGGGCGAAAACCGAGGGGACAGGGCGAACGCCCCAACCTCGCACCCGGAGGACAGAAAGATGAAACTCGCAGAATTTCTCACCGAGCACCCGGAGGCCGCGTCCGAGGTCGAAGCGATCCGGGCCGAGGCCCGCGCCGCCGGGGTGGAGGACACGAACAAGCGCAACGCCTTCGCGTCCACCATCCTGACCAGCGCCACGTACCCGGAGCAGATCAAGGTGATCGCCGCGGCCGTGGTGACCGGCACTAAGACCCCCGAGCACCTGGACACGGCGGTGTCGGTGTTCGACGCGCTCAAGGGACAGGACACGATCACCGACGCCCAGGCCGACAGCGACGCCGCTCCGGCCACGCCCCCGCAAAACACCGAGGCGCTGTCCACTGACGGCGTGCTCCGCACCCCGGCGGACATCGATGCCGCCGCCGCCGCGATGAAGGCGGGGAGGTAGCCATGGCAGTCCAGGCACGCAGAAACGTCGACAACGCCGCTTTCCTGCTCTCCGGCGAGCTGCAGGTCAAGGAGGCCGAAACGATCGCCCAGGACGCAGGGCGCGGGATCCCCCTGGCCCCGAAAACCCTGATGTCCAAGGTGCCGCTGACCGGCGAGTGGTATCCGACCCAGGATGTCAACCCGCCGGCGACCCCGGCCACCTGCACCACCGCCGCGTTCGGCACCGACATGGTCGGGTTCCAGGCCGTGGCCGACGCCGAGTTCTCCATCCCGGTGGACGGGGTGGACATCGAGATCGTGGGCCTGGACCTGGGCGACATCTCCACCCCGCTGGACACCCCGGCCGTGCTCACGTGTGACACCGACGGGTCGCTGATCGCGGCCTGGCAGGCCGTGACCGGCGCCGCCGTGGGCGACTTCGCCGTCACGGTGGCCGGCGTGGCGATGGAGTTCGCCGGGTTCGACTTCGCGGGCATCGCCGCGCTGGCCGACATCCCCGCGATCATCAACGCCCAGACCGTGCCCGCCGGACTCCGGTGCATCTACGACGTTGGCGCTGACGTGTTCACGTTCGTCACCACCCTGACCGGCCAGACCGCCACGCTGACCTTCCTGGACGAAGTGGCCGGCGGAACGGCCGGCACGGACATCTCGGGATCCACGGGCAACCTGTTCCTCAACGGCGACGCGGCACCGGCCGCCATCGTCCAGGGAACGGGCGGGATCGCCGGCACGTCGCTCGAGGACATGATCAACGCGGCCGCGGCGGGACGGTTCACCGTCACCCGCGACCCGGCCCACGCCGACCGCATGGTGTTCATCAGCCCGACCACTGGTCAGGGCAGCGCCATCGGCCCGCTGGGTCCGATCGCCGTTCCCGCCGGTACCCCGATCGAGGTGGCCGGATTCCTCAACGGCGAGGTGGGCACGGCCGTGCTCGTGGCGGCCACGGGCTTCACCTCGGCCAACGTGCCCAGCGGGGTCTACATCGGCGACGAGATCCTGGCCGCCACCCTGATCGCGGGCAACGTCGCCAACTGCCCGATCCTGGTGGGCGGCACCGCGACGATCAACGAGGACCAGATCGTGCTCGAGAACGCGCTGGACCTGGACGACGAGATCGTTCCCATGCACAAAACCATCCGCGAGGTGTTGACCGAGAAGGGCTTGACGCCCGAGTCGGTCATCCTGATCGCCGGGTACGAAAACCCGTAGGCGAAGAGGAGGAAACGAATCATGGCCACTTGGCAGGCAACACCGCTGGCGCTCGATCCTTACTCGCGCCTCATGAACCAGGCGTTCGACGAGCGCACATACATCGGCTGTTCCACGGGCTTCCTGTCGTGGTTCGGCCGTCCCGGGTTCGGGTCGACCAAGTACTCGCCGGTGGCGAGCGTGATCGACATCGACGTGATCCGGGGCAACCGGCGCACGGCGGCCCTGATCCCCCGCGGCATGATCGCCCGACCCCTGGGCGAGACCCAGCGCGACACCTCGGCCACCCGATACACCTCGTTCTCCCGGCGGTTCCCGCTGTCGCTCGAGGAAGGTGCCGTGTCGGCCGACCAGCTCGAGTTCCGGCCCGCGGGCGAGAACCCGTACCAGGCCAGCGACCACATGACCCGGCTGCGCTCCATGCTGCTCGAGCACCACCAGGAGCAGGCCCGGCGCACCATCCGGCTGATGGAGCGGCTGGCGGCCCAGTCCCTGCTGACCGGGATCCAGGACGCGATCCTCGGCGGCGGGGCGGACGCCCAGTTCGACTGGGTGCGGCTGGCCACCCACACGTTCGCGGCGGCCGGTTCCGGCGGCTCGTGGGCCGCGGCCGGCTCGAACGCGATCGGGGACATCGAGATCGCCTGCGGCCTGATCCGGGAGGACGCTTCGGTCAACCCCGATTTCATGCTGCTGGGCGCCACGGCCATGGCCGGGCTGCTGGCCAACACGGCGCTGCTCGCGTCGGCCAACAACATCCGCTTCAACTTCGTGAACATGGGCGGAGTATCCGCCGGTGGAACCATGGTGGGCCCCGTGGGAGCCCCGTCCAAGTTCCAGCGCATGATCGACGGCGGCCTGATCTTCCGGGGCACCCTGGAGACGCCGCAGGGATTCGTGCTCAACGTGTTCACCTACATGGACACGTACACCTCCGCGGCCGGCGTGGTCACGCCGTACATGCCGCTGGTCAACGCGCTGATCGGTTCGTCCGAGGCGATCTGCGATCGGTACTTCGGGCCTCCGGAGCGGCTGCCCATGTCCCCCACCGAGGCCACGGACATGCGGTATTTCCTGGGCGTGGACCCGGCCGCCGGTATGCTGCCCCCGAAGATCCAGGGCGCCAGCGACGTGATCAACCCGTCCATGTTCTACTTCGACGCCTACAAGAGCGGCCGCAAGGTGTTCACGGTGGAGACCCAGAGCGCGCCGATCTTCGCGCCGACCATGACGGACGCCTGGGTGACGATCGACTGCACCTAGCAGCCCCGGCCCGGATCCGCCGGGCCCGTCGGAGGGAACGATGCCCGAGACCACCAAGCTGATCTGGCGAGGAGCTGCCGCGTGCCGGAGCCTGTGCGTCCGCACACCGTCCGGCCCCCGGTTCTTCACGCCCGGTGACGAGGTGCCGGCGGACGTGACCATGCCCTCCACGTCGATCGAGATCCTGATTGCACAAGGCAAGATCGAGCGGGTCGCCGTACCGGAGCCCCCCCACTCCTCGGCGACTCGCTCGGTCGTTTCTTCCAAGCCCGCCCCTGTTCCTCACCAGGTCGCTGCCCCCGTTGCGTCGTCCCCGGTTTCTCATCCCCGGTCAATCACGGTAGACGTGGGCTGCATGGAGGCCACGGTGGACGCGGGACTCGACGACGTGCTGGGCACCGACGATGACCTGGTGACGATCGAGCCGATCCGGGAGCCCGGGCCCCAGGCCGTCCCTGACGGACGACCCGACACGGCGCCGGTGCGCAAGCGCAGCCCCAGCAAAAAGCGGGGGACGGCAAAGACCGCTGCGAAAAAGAAAGGCTCCAAGAAATGAAACCCACCAGACCCAAGCACCCTGTCCAGCCGGTGCTGTACAGCAAGGGGCGCCGGACAACGCTCGCCGAGATTCCGACGGCACAGCCCGAGCCCAAGCGCAAGGGCGGCGGTCGCCGTGAGCCAGCACCCGAACCCACCACCGACGGAGGGGCAGAGGCGTGAACCTGCGGGCACAGGCCGAGGCTGATCTATCCGTTTCCTTGGAGGACGCGGTGACAGGGTTCGGCATGCCGGTGGAGTTGATCTCCCCCGACGGCGAGAAGATCCAGGTCAACGGCCAGGTGCTGTACGACTCGATCGAGACGGACGCCAGCGGGCTGCAGATCATCGTCCACAAGCCCGTGGTCACCGTGCGCCGTTCGTCCCTGTCCCGTGTTCCCCTGGCGACCGATAGCCCGCGGTGGGCCTGTCGCATACCCACGTCCCCGGTTCCCGGCGCCGATATCGACACGTTCCTGGTGGAGCGTCCGATGGAGACGGGCGGTTCCCTGGGGTTCGTGCGGCTGTACCTGGCACGAGCGGAGCAGGCCCCATGATGTTCCGCACCCTCAAGGCATCGGTGGTTTCTCTTCTCGGGCTTGCCGCGGGCGGTCGGTTTCGGGTCGTGGGGTACCAACCTCAGGGTGCCGAGGCCGAGGAGGTCAAGGGCGATCTGCGACTGGTCCAGGTGTTTTTTTCTGGCGGCCAGATTCCTAAGTCGGGGGGCGGGTCCGCCGGGCCAGTGGCCCACAACGTGACCGTGAAGATCGAACTGACCGCGGCCAAGGCCAGCGAGGGGGAACTGGCCCCGCTGGTCAACCCCGCGAGCACACCGGTGGAGTTCGCCGCGGCGCTGGCGTCCTTCACGTCGGCGGCCGAACTGGCTGCCGACTCGATGGACGAGCTGATCGACATCGTTTTCCAGATCCTCATGGACGGCCGCAACATCGACCTCGGGCTCGATCCCGGGGATGTGTCCAACCGGTGGATCGAGAGGATCGACAAGGGAGAGCCGTCACCCCGCGGGGAACTGGTGGTGATCTCCGGCTCCATGGATCTCACGTGCCGGGTCTCCGAGGCTCTACTCGGCGACGCTGGCGTTCCGTCCGACCCCGACCTGGGGGCCGCATACGGAGAACTCGAACTGAACATGCCGGACTCTGATTCGGCAGACGCAGCCCCGGCCGCAATCCGGGGCGGAGGGATCTGACATGGCAATCCTCCCGGGAAGCTGGGCCGCAGGCGTTGGCGTCGCCGCGGACAACAAGCAGTTCGCCACGTCCGTGGAGGTGCTCAAGCGCAAGCACCTGCTGATCGGAAGCTACGATCCCGCGATCCTCACGATCGAGGACAACGTGCCGGTGCGAGTTTCCAGCGCCGCGGAAGTGGGGGCCCTGTTCGGTCGTGGCTTCCCGATCCACCGCATGGCGATCGGCGCCTTCGCCGGAAGCTACGGCAACGTGGAGACGTGGGCGCTGCCCCAGCCCGAGGACGGGGCAGCCGTCCAGGCCACGGGCACGGTGACGTTCGGGGCCGGGCCGACAACCGAAGCCGGCAAGATCACAGTGTACATCGACGGCAAGAAGTACACGATCGACGTTCCCAACGGTTCCGTGATCGCCGACATCGGGGATCTGTTCGAGGCCGAGGTCAACGCCGATCTGGACTGCTCCGTGACGGCGGTGAACGTGGCCGGAGCCGTTACCCTGACGGCCAAAGGCGGCGGCACGTGGGGAAACTACATCTCCACCACCATGGGCTGGGGCGACGAGGAGTTGCCGGCCGGCGTGACGGTGGTGATCGTGGCCGTGGGCGGGGTGATCCCTGGCGCCACCGATCCGGACATCGAAGACGCCCTGACGGAGCTGGGAGTGGGCGACAACGCCAACAACCTGGGGTTCACGGACGTGAACGTGAGCTACGGCCTGGACGACAGCGACGTGCTGGACGCGATCGCCGCCTACGTGGGCTGGGGCAACGAGCAGACCGGCCTGTACGATCCCCTGGTGGGCCGTCCGTTCCGGTGCCTGTTCGGGGACACGATCAAGAAAGAGGACGCGGTGGACGGCCTGGCCGACCTGGTGGCCTTGGCCGAGGACCGCACCCTGGACAGGGCCAACGGGGTGATCGCAGCCCCGGACAGCCCCGGCCACCCGTGCGAGATCGCGTGCCAGACCATGGGGATCATGGCCCGGCTCAACGCCGTGCGTGCCGAGCAGACCCCGCTCAACCAGGTGCTGTCGGGGGTGATCCCTGGCCGCCTGGTGGCCGCCTGGACCACGGACTACGCCAATCGGGACTACGCCGTTCAGAACGGCGTGGGCACCACCATGGAGAAGTCGGGAGTGCTGACGGTCCAGAACGTGTTGACGTTCTACAACCCGGCGGCGGTTCCCCTGTCCAGCAACGGTTACCGGTCCATGCGGAATATCTCGATCGTCCAGAACATGCTGGCCGCCGTGCGCGCTGCATTCGAGGCGGAGAAGTGGAGCGGGTGCTCCATCGTGGTGGACGTGAGCAAGGTGGGCAACGCCACCGACCGGGCCAAGGCCCGGGACATCGGCAGCGTGGTGGACGACCTGCTGGCGCTCACGGAGGGGTTCGGCAACCGGGCCTGGATCTACTCAGCCGCCTGGACCAAGGAGCAGATCTCCGCGGGCGGCCTGGTGGTGATCCGAGCCGGCACCAACGGTTTCGACTTCACGCTGCCGGTACTGCTGTCCGGCGAGGCCGGGATCTACAACGGCGTGATCGAGTTCGACACCTCGCTGGCGATCCTGCTGTAGCAGGGCCAGCACGAAGGAGAGATCATGGCAGCCAAAAACGCATTCGGATCCATTCGCAAGGTGACGATCTCGGGCATCGCGTTCAACGTCGCCGCCGACAGCAACGTCACCATGCCGGTGTCGGAGTGGGAGACCACTTCGATCCCCACCTCCGGGCCCAGCGTGCGCAAGATGACCAGGCGCTCCCTGAACGCCGAGGGGTTGGTGCTGGTGACCAACTCAGACGAGCTCACGTTGCTCAAGGCCCTGGCCGAATCCCTGGACGACTTGGCGCTGGCGCTGACCAACGCAGCCGGCGATACCCTGCGGGCCCAGGGCACGATCAACATCGACAGCCACGAGACCGAGGAGGGGCGGACCACGATCAACCTGCTGCCCATCGGCGTCTGGACCACCTCGATCGGCGAAGTTTCGTAAACCCCAACCGAAAGGAGGGCGCCATGAGTGAGACCATGAAGCCCAACACACACGGGAAACCGGAGACGCGGATTTCTCTCGAGTCCGCCACGGCTCAGATCCAGAACCTTTACGACTCGTTCGAGGCGGTGCTACCCACCAAGGACGACAGCGAGGAGTGGGTCGGGATCCCCACCAAGCTCCGCGCCGCATGCCATCGCGGCCGGCTGGAGATCGCCGAGGAAGGGGATTCGATCAAGGTGCTCCAGCACCTTCGCAAGCCCGTGGCCACCCAGTCCACCCT